CCAACCTACACAACTTTTTTCAAAAAACAAACAAACAACAATGCCACACTACAACCACACATACAAACAACAACAACAAACCAACAACTTCAAAAATTTAAACTTACAACAAGCCCCTTTTATCAGGTGTAAAAACCACCTGATAAAAAAATATGGGAACATGACTGATGACATCAGCTTTATCGATAAACAAATAAAAGATTTATTGGCCTCAGGCAATAAAAAAACTATACTTGATGTAGCCTCACGTCACTGGCTTATTAATAAAAATACAAAAAAATTTAATAAGGTAATAAAAAAAATAATCTTCTTGATTACCATAAACCCCATATATCAATTTATAAATGAAGAAATTGAAATTTTACAAGAAGAAAACAAAAAATCTGAGGAACACATCAAACAAGTCATTTGTTATTATGTTGATGCCAACAAAAGTTTTGATAAAACATTATATTCAGAATTGTTGGAAAATTGCACATTATTACCAAATTATGAAACTCTAAAAAATGATTACAAAGAATTAATACAAAATAAATATAATTTTAGCGCGTTAAGCCAGTATAATTTTTTCGTTGAATTATTAAAAATAGATTTAAATAATTTAAAAAATTTTAATGACAATTTGATTGAAATGAATTGTGAACAAGCAAATATTGATTCACAGAACACGGAAACAAACACATTAGTAAATTTTTGTGACAATGAACATGGAGATAATACAAATGACTCTAGCAGTGTAACGTTTGATGAAAACACAAAAGTAGGAGATGAACAACAATGTTACATGAAATGGTGGTTAAAGTTAATGTATGGGTATGAAGATGATTCACATCCTGACTTTTTAGCTGATTTGGAAACATACCCAAAATCCATACCTCTTGAAGAACTTTTGATGAACATAGAAATGAATAGAATGGAACCAGGAGAACCAGGAGAAGAATATAATATTAAAAGAATAATCTTCAACAAAAAAGTGAAAAATAATACATTACACTTGGAAAAAGTAGAATTCATGTATGATGTAAGTGAATCAGAAAATCCTGACTTTATATATATAAATGGAGAAGACTTGAACATGGAAACTTTAATCAAACGTTTTAATCAAAGTGATGATAATAAAAACTTCATGATTGAACAAATTGATAGAAATAATTTTGCTTTGTGTTTGCTTTATACAGAAAACTTGAAATCATATCTTAATGATAACAACATTGAATGTGATTTTTCCAATAAACCAAATCATGATAGTGATGAAAATCAAAAAGTCACTTTAATAATCAGTTTTAGAGAGAATGAAAAAATTGTGCATAAAAATTTGTTAGATATAAGTTCATATATAACCTATGGATTGGATGTCAATCTGACTAATTTGATAGAATATGAATCAAAACCAATAGTAATGATTAATGACGTAAGAAACAATGATCAAATAATAAGTAAACCAAAACAAATTATTAGTGTGCCATTCAAAAACAATATTGGTTATCGACAAAAGGAAGCGGGTTATTGCTATGAAAAAATTGAATTAAAATATACTGTTTTAGGCGGGAAAATAAGAAAACAAGCTTTGGATCCTTTTCATCCTTTGCCAAAACTTATATCATTTCAAAAATTTATTTCATATTGCAAACCTTATCAATATATAGTAGGTTTTTATATTTTAATAAATGATGATTTATCATTGCATTTAGAAGCCACTAAATGGTCTGATAAAGTCTTGGAACCATTATTGGCTATTAACCCAGATTTATTTAAAATAGATTTTGAGTATGAAATTTTTGAACAAAAATACATTGAAAAAAACAAAATTTATTATGTTAAATTTGATGAAATAGAAGATTTTAAAAATGCTGAAATAATAATAGAAGTTAAAACCCCAGATAGCGGTTATGCTGAAAATTTTCCTGAAATTCCTTTTAATATTGATTTTAATGAATTCATCAGTCTTAAAAATTCTCAAATAGGATTAATTACTGAGTTAGATGACATAGAAGAAACTTTTATACAAAGTGTGCAAGACAATTTGAATAAAAACAGAACATTTGCTGACAAAATAAATGATTATGATGCTGAAGCATTAGATAGATATTTTAAAGCCAAAAATAAAAAATCTTTTTACATTTCAGGTCAACCCAATAAAGAAGCTTTACAATTTTTACAAACAACATTTCCACAATATAAATTAATTAAATCTAATTCAACAGCTAGACCTCATGCAGTTCATAGTAATTCTAGAAATCTTATAGAAAAAGAAATATTAGATTTTTATGGACCAAATGCAGCAGTGTTTGATTTAGGAGGAAACTTCTACAGACACATTAAAAATGGATCTTTTAATGTACATAGTTGTTTCAGGGTAAGCAATCATGAAGAAGAAGCAAGGAAGATTAAAATGTTAGCAAATTTACATAACTATATTATTAAAAAACGACAAAAATTATCTGAATTGAGAAAAGAACTTAAAATAAAACCAGAACAAAAAATTTTAGATAACAAACTAAAACAGATCAATTCTAACAATCAAAATTACTTCTGCTTTAATTCAGGTCATATTTGCTCAGGGGACACAATTTCAAAAATTAATTATGGAATGAGCATTGATACATTATATGATGTCAAAATAGAAGAATTAGCACAATGGCATATTAATAAAAAAATTATTATGGCTACTCATGCATTGACATTGCCTTATGATTATCAATTCAAAGATGAAGGAAAATTAATGTTTAATGAAGGTTATTGGCAAAAACACAATGGAAATTTATTATTGACTTTCAATGGTCAATCCAATGTTTATAGTAACAAATTAACTAACATTAATAAATTAATAGAAAAGCCTTTACATGTATTTAATAATTTTGGCATTTATGTCAAGGTTGAAGGTTGGAGAGGTATTCATTTAATGATCACAACATATATTATTGACAAAAAATATATAAGAGATGAATTGTTAAATCATACAATTTGGTTAACTCCTGACACAAACATGGTTCATTACAAAGTTCCTATAGTCGATCCAACTTCAACAAAATCATTACTAATGTCTGAACCTTTTAAATTAATTGATGTTTTAATTAATTTAGACATGTTGACCCTGTTAGAAAACAAACTATTAGCTCATAATTTTTCTTTCTCACAACTATTAGAATATGCCAGAAGTTTAAAATTTAGTGTGTATCATACAAGCACAGGGAGAGTAAGTAGATTCACTCAAGATGTTGATGAAGTTTTTTATCATGCCACAATTGCTTGGAGTAATCACCATAAAATTTATGCATCATTAATGCCAGCAGTTAAACTAGCAGAGACTTATAATAGAGATCAAACATACATAAAAGCTTTGAGTGATGCAATGCTGAACTTTGCTAAATCAGTTGTTAATAGTGTAGACCCTACAATGGCAGAAGATTTTATAGTTAATGATTTTGTGAATATGTTTAAAAACACTGAACAACCATTGTTTAACATTCGTAAGTTAAAAAGTTCTGATTTTAAACCATTTTATGATGTTATTAATAGAATAGAAAATGGTTGTCATTCATATATAACTCAGTCTAAAGCAGAAATATATGATTTTAACATTCAAAAAAATTTTGATGTCACTGATTTATTTGGTGATGATGATGAATGTGCCAAATCATTTGATGATATGGCTAAAAATTTTAATATGAAAGGAAAACCTCTTAATAAACAAAAAACATGCAAACCGCATAAAAATTGCAAACATTCACATTTCAATGTTGAAGAACATATAGATCCATTTTCATTGTATACAATAGTTGCAGACTGTGAATGCTGTAAAATCAAAAGCACATTAATTGGAAATTATTGTTATGTCTGCACTATGAACATTAATTGTAAACCAAGCTTATTTTGCCCTCACAAACATGATAAAATAACAGATCACTGTTGCAGTAAACAAAATTGTATGTGTGAAAAAAAATATACTTGTGATTGTTGTAAAGAAAAAAGCCCTTTTAAAAATTGTTTAATATGTGTTGACACTAATTTAGATGAGTCACAAGAAGTTAAAAACAAAAAAAAAAATAACAAAAACAAACAACCTAATCAAAATGAAAATCATGAAAATTTAAATGAAAAGCAATTTGAGGATGATGACAAATCAATTCATGAATTTGAGGATGATATTAATCCAAATAGAAAAAGGTCAAGGAAAAGAGAAGATGATGAAATCTCAATAGAAGAAAAAAACCCTTATAATGAAGCGTTGGAACTTTATGCCATTGATTTCAAAAAATACACACTACTTGATGAGATTACTGATTTAGATGAACATTTTTCATGTTTTAAAAAATATATAAATTTAGTTTTGTCACTACATGATGGTGATTCAATTGAATTAATTAAAAAATATGAATTAAATAATTTAATAGATGATGGATCTATTAACTTTTATGATTTGCATGATTTTAATAAAATGATTATTAACGATGAATTGCAGGCTTATTCTGGAATTATTAATAGAGTTTTCAAATTTTTCAAGAAAGAATTATTAAGTAAAGATAATTTAAGTGATCACAGTGATCAAAGTGATGATAAAAATTCAAAAGGTGATGAATCTGAATCAAATCAGTCTGATTTGGAAGATGAAAAAAAAATCAATAAACCTAAAACTGAACAGAATAATAATTCAAATGATGAAATAAATGAAATTGTATTGGACAATTTAATATTTGAACCATATATTAAAACATCAGCCCAAATTAAGGCATCTTATGGCAACATTGCTTTTGGAGGGATAAGCATGGAAGATGAATGGACTTCCTTTATTGAAAAATTTGACGAAATAGATTTAGAAATTTTGAAATCCTATATGGTTTCTGATTTAAACAGTTTTTCTGGAGTTGAAATGAACTATAATTTCCAAACAGATATGGAAAAATTACATGTTGATTTGGGTTACACAGATTTTGACAAAAATTTAAAAATTTGGAACATCACAAAAAGCATAAACAATAAAATTAAAATTGCATATTGTTATCAAACAAATTCATACACCATTGAACATGTACTTAAAAAAAAAGAGAGAATTGATATTACAACATCAAGCGTGATGTATATGTACAATAATATTTTAAAAGAAAAAATTGATTCCTTAGATACTACGAATTATACATGTAAAATTTTTTGTTCATTATTAATTTGTTGTAAAGCAATAAATGATACACCCAGTTTTGATAAAATAAAAGAATTTTTAAAATTATATGAAACACATAAAATTGAAGATGGACATGAACAAATAGCATTATTGGATTTATTTAAAACTTTACATCCTCAAATTTCTATAATAGCTAACCCCTTTTTTTTTCATTTTGATCAAAGCAACAATTATCCTCATGTCAAAGATTATTTATTGAATGTTAATAAGTATTTTGTAGATTATATTAAATCCATCACTCTAAAGCACGAACAAATTACAGCAATTCATCTAATCTTTAAAAAGACTGAAAACGCACATCCGGAGTTTAAAGAACAAAAATCAGAACAAAATACAGATACAAAAACACAGGGTGATCCAAAAAAATCAGAAAATAACAGAAATGAAGAAAAAAACAGAACTCAATTTGAAATAGAAATGTTAAATCATAAATTATTAACTTATGAAATAATAGATAAAACTTCTATTGGTTCAAAATTAACATTTTCTATCATGCCCAACTTAACTATCAATAAATTTTTTAGAATTGGGAAACTGGAATTATTACATAGAGAACCAACAATAGGAGATGGCAAATGTGGATGGCATGCTTTACAAAAAACATTTAAATTAAATGACAGATCTTATGAAAACCTTTGTTTGTTAACACGAAAAACGGAATATTATGATACAAATGATTTGTTATTATTTTGTATATGCAACCAGTTAAATGTGTGTGTTTTAAGTCCTGAACATTCAATAGGCATAAAAAGTAATGAGAGTGATTACTTTGGAGTTATATTGCATACAAGAGCTTTAAAAAAAGAATACGCACATTTTGAAAGTGTGGTAATAAAACCAATCACTTATTGTGAAGATTTATTACATAGTAACATGTTGAATTATGACTTATTTAAAGAATTGACATTTTACTTATCTAAAACTCAACTATCAAATAAAATAGAAGATAATATAATTAGTGATAATTTCGTTGAGTATTTAAATTATCGTAAAGAAGTTTCAGGAGAATTGATTGATTTTAAACGCAAAAATTCATATTTAACATTTGATTTTACAAATAGGGTGAGTTTAAAAGGAGTTATCAACCCTGACAATACACAAAACTATAATGCGTATGTAAAACAAATAGATGAAAAAATTTTTCTTAACACAGCATATGCTGGTTTTGGAAAAACATTATTTTATTGGGAAAAGTTTTGTGGAAAAAAATCATGTATGATAGTTGTGCCTACTAAAATAGCTGTTTTAAAATTAGTTGAAAGTTTAAATAATTATTATGATTCAAAAGTACAAATATCATACAACATGGATTCTAAAAAGTACAAAAATTATGAAGGAGACATGAAACCTGACATAAATATCAGAACTTATGGGTCCTTATTAACATATTTAGAATATAACCCAAATAATTATATTGAAAATTTGATGATGGATGAAATACATACATTAACACCAGAATATTTACATGTTTATGAAAAAATAATAGAAAAAGTCGGAAAAAATCAAATAAACAAATTGATGTTGTGTTCAGCAACAGTTTCAGAGAATTATACATTACATAAATCCAAAAGTACATTAACAATCAATGAATATGATTTTTTCGATTTAGAAGAATTGCTGGATGAAATTGATTACATTAATGAAACTACTTTAGTTATTTTTAGATCAACTATGCAAGCATCAAATTATTCTTCTAAACATCCTCATAATATTGTGGACAGTTCGATTTACAGTTCAAACAATGAAATATTTAATATGAATACTGCTACAGTATTTGATTATGAAACCGAAAAAGAGAAAACTGTGCCAAGCAAGTTATTTTTTGTTACAGATTTTGTAGAATCAGCTGTGACAATAACAAACGCAGTAAATGTTATTGATTTAGGGAAAAGATTAAGAAAAAATATTACTTTAAACAAAATTATTAAAAATACCAATATTAAATTGGAAATTTGTGATTATCAATGGCACAACAAAATTCAAGCGAGACATAGAGTAGGAAGAAACAGACCAGGAAATTATTACGGAATAGTATATTATGAAGAAAATTCTTTAAATTTGTTGGAAACCATTGAATTAGCCGCATTCACCAATTTCACAATTGACATTAAATTTAAGGAGCAAATACAGCAGTTCATTAACACGACTTTTGAATTAAGGCCAGACGATATTGATGAACTTATTACCGTTTATGAAGATATAGATGGCAATTACATAAGAAAAGATGATCCTAATTCAGAAGATTGGAAACAGTCACGTTTAGATTATTATCAAAATTTACGCAACACAGACAAAACTGAGGAAAAGAATGATGTGTTGGAAGTATTTCAAAATGAAATTGTAAACACAAAAAAAGTGGAAATAACAGAACAAATGTTGAATGATTTCAATTATATCAAACATCTTCAGGAACTTATTAAAAATAAAATAGGAAAAAAAACTATGAACAGAACATGTACCAATCAAAATTTTTCTGACATTATTTTTGAATGTTTTAAAACTAAAAAATTTGAAAATGTTTCAAATAACCAACAAATTGACAATGAAAAATTATTAACTGTGAGTTTGGATGCAAATAAACTATTGTCAAAATCACTCATGACTTGTAAAAATTGTAAGCAAACATGTTTGCAAACATCAGGAGTAAATTGCAGCAATTGCACTAATTTTTCCGCAAACTATAGAGTAAATGAGAGCAATTTTAAAAAATTCATAACATTACATAACGTTGATTTTTGTTTTAATAAACCTTATAATCTTAGCTCACAAATTTCAACAGAAAAAGAACTAAACATGCAAGTTACAAAATCAAATTTAACCAATTGGATTGATAATTTATTGTTAAGTATAAATGATAAAAGAATTTTACTAAGTTCAGTTAAAACTAAAAATATTAATGTTGAAGAAAAATATTTTGATTCTGTGATAGTTGTTAAAGTGTTGGATAATGATTTTATAGAAGAAATTTTAAAAAATCACAATGTTAAGAACAATGAAGAAGTGACTGTTGTTTACGAAGATGAAGAAAAAATTTCTGTAGTTTCACAAAATCAAGTGCCCATAATAAAAAACAAGCAAGTCAAATATTTGATTATTTTGAAAGAAAAAATGTATTACATAAAACAATTAATTATAAATTACATTAACAGTTTTGAATTATTACAAAACTCAGTTTTGTATTCAGAATTTAATAAAAAAATTAAAAATGCTAAACATATAAATGGAGTAAGTGGTTCTGGAAAAACTTTATCATCCATGCCTTATAATTCTGGCACAATTGTTGTAACAAAACAAGTAAATTTAAGGAACAAAATTAAAAATTTCAATAAACAAGCTAATACAGAAATCCAAACATCATTTCACTTTTTGATTAATAAATCATGGTACAAAAACCTAATTGTTGAGGAAGCCACGTTATTTAATTGGCAAGAATTGTTTTTAATGTTTCACAATTGTGAAAAGTTAACTTTTATTTATGATATGAATCAAATATCACATAGCACGGATGAAAGTTGTTACGGTTCACCTTTACCAATTTTATCAAGTTATGATAAAAACCTAACAGAAACAAAAAGGTTTGGACAAGCTACTTGCCGTTTTGTTAAAAAAACTGTTAACATTGACATAACATCAAAAAAAACTGATGATGTAATTGAAATTTTTTCAATAGATTCAGATAAATTAACCACTCAAATAATTTCAAAAATTCTGGTTAAATCTGGAGCTTTGGACATGATTATTACATTAAGCAATAATGATATACTTAAATATAAAAAAATATTTGATTTACCTTTTACAACCATAGAAAAATCACAAGGATCAGATTATGACAATGTGTGTTTAATCATTCCTTATATTGATAATTATATATTAAAAAAACAATTTCAATACACAGCATATACTAGACATAAAAAAAGATTGACTATTATAACCACTAAGTATTGTTATGATAAGTTAAATTATGCCAATGTCAGTGAATACAGAAAACATTTTAATTTTGAAGAAGGAGGAAAATTGCAACCAAATATGTTTAGTAATTTGTACACATCTTTTGAAGAACAATTCAATTTTTCATATTTCCAGCAACAATTTAATTCTATAATTGATAATGTTAATGAAGAAAATTTTTTTGTCAAATTAATAAAATTCGTGTACAAATTTTTGATTAAAATGTTTGACACCATTAAAAATGTTTCAGAAAATATGGTATCAATTGTAAATGATTTATTAACTAAAATAATAACTGTTTTAATAGAAGCCAATATTTTGGATTATTTTAGTGGAATTATCAAACAAATTATTATTGCGTTAGGGTTTAAGAAAGACAAGGGTAAACAAAAAGCAACGTACGATGATTTTGATGAACACGTGAATGAATTTGATTCACCACAATATGAGCAAGAACAAGTTAATTTAGAAGATGAATTTCAACAAGAATTTGAAGAATGGTGCAAACAAAACAATGTTGATCCAATTTCAGGAGAAGAAAAACTGGGAGGTAGTAGCAAAACAGAACAAGGAGGAGATTTTAAATTTTATTTTAGTAAGAACTATTATGAACATTTATGTGAAGAATATCCAATATTTAACAAAATTGCAAGCTTTTTCAAAAAAATGATGGTCACAAGTTACACAATTTGTGTTGAACTACCATCATTATTTTATTATAATTTGATTTACAAATTGTTACCAAAAAAACCAATTAAAATATATTATTATAATGAAAAATTGAAAGCTTATTTTTACTTGAAATTATTAGTCATGTCAGAATCTTTTCTTTTATCATCTATAAACAAAAACGAAAAAATCATGCTTAAAATCAGTGATGGATTCTATTTTGTTAATAACCCAAATTTCACAAAATTAATCAGAGAACATATCAAAACATTTAATATTTTAACATTTGACTTTGATGATGTGACAGAATCTGAGGAAACCAATCACCCACTTAGAAATCGTATTGTTTGTTTAGACTCTGATGGCAATGAAATGTTCAATTTTTCAGTGATTAATGATAGAAGAATTATTTCTGATAAAATGTTTGAAATACTCATCAATTTAGTTTTAAAATATAATTGCACATTAATTAGGGAAGTTTTTGATGGTTCATCAGTTCAATACACTATCCAATTAAATGAAAAAAGTGATGTTAAAAAAATTCATGATTACATATTAGCTTTGAGTTTGGATGCTAAGATATTTTTAAATATAATAGCTGATTATATAATACTTGATGATAGTGAAATCGAAAAAGACATACTATATATTGAATTGGAAAATATTGTAAATCATTTCTTAACTGATTTTTTCCAAAAAGAAGAAGCAGGAAGTATTTTAGTTATTTTGTTAGGAATAACAAATGTGGCATCTGTGATTTTGATTTTAAAATTTTTGTATGATAAAATACAGAGAGATTTAGCTGATATAGAAATAAATCTTGATCAATTTTTTTCATCTCCTGATGAAACATTTTATCAAAAAAAACCTTTTAATGACAACCAAAATTATAATCAAAACAGAAAAACAGATAACTCAGAATATTCTGGTGAATCATCCAATGAAAATCAAAACAAAACCAGCAATAATAATAAAGGAAAAAATAAAATGAATGATGAAGAATATGAACAAACTTATGGAACCACACCTAGAACAGCCACATTAAAAGAGTTGGAAGAAAAATTAACTCCTGAATATATTTTCAATTTTAAAAAATCATTGCCATTAAATAATCAATTTGGCTCAAGATTACAAATAATGAACCAATATATGATCCAAAGTATTAGAAAATTAGCATTTGATAATGACATAGCTCCACAATTATATATTGATGTGGTTAATAAGTTGAACAGAACAAATTGTTATTGCATAGATTTTTTCAACATGGTAAGTTTAAAAAATTTCAAATTATTAAATATGGTATATTTTAATGATCAAATATTAACAGATTCACAAGTTGCTGAGATAGAATACACAATGTCATTTCATCCAGAATGCATGCAGGTCACAGAAAAGAATCATAAAGAATTAGTAAAACAATTATTTATGATAGATAACGTGAGATATCATCCTTTAGCAGAATTTGTTGAAAGACACACATTAAATTACATGTTATCCAAGTTGAAAGCAAAAAACAAAAGGCATGGTTTACATCAAGACAGTTTAGACAACATATTAAATGATAAAAATAAAGACAGGAAAAAGAATTATAATGAATCAGCAGGCGCCTTTAATCTGTTAGTATTTATTAAAATGATTTATAACAAATTTTCTTTAGGCTGTAAAAAAGCCAAAAAGAAGATTTTAAACGTGCTCAAAAATGCCATTGAATCAATTAAAAATGTGTTTAATGAATTTATAAAATGGTGTAAAAACCAATTTTTAGACAAAGATAAAGCTTATACTTACACAAATGGAGAATGGTGTGAATTTGTTTATAAAACATGGGAAGAAGAGTTTGATGATTTATTTAGCAAAACAAACATGACAGACAAACAAACTAACACAGAAATTTATCAACAAAACAAAGATTATATAAACAATTACATTAAACAAAATGGAATGGTTAGAGATGATTCTTACATAATACCAACTTTTGATGATCAACATTTATTAGAAAGTTTAAAATTTGCCAACGCCGTAAAGATTGAAGGAAATAATAATTATAGAATTGTAATACCAATTTTAATAACTCACATAGCTATTGATATAACGTTTAATAAATATTATGTGATAGCATCAGGAGCTAGTGCACATTTTCTTTTGATTAGAAATACAAACACACTATATCGTACAAATAATAAAATAACTAAATTATTGACCGAAGTCATGCTAGCTATGATCAAAAAACATAACAAAACTGAAAATGCTGGGTATAAAGGAGAAAAAATTATCGTCAATATTTTCGAATTTGTGAAATGTTTAATAAAATCATTCAAAGAATTTTTTGAAAAATTGTGGTATGGAGACAATTTGAGTGAAGAAAATACATCAAAATTCACAACATTAATACAAACACATTTAGACTTAAAAAATGATAATATGAATAAAACTTTATATGATTTAATTATAAAAAAACAAAAAAACATAAAAGATCCAAACATACTATACACATTAATGAGCAACAGTGTGATTATCAATTTGCCAGCGCTAGATGTACAAATAACAATTCAATGTATTATTGAAAATAATGTTCCGAACATTAAAATTTTTAAAAATTATAATGAAAAAATGGAAAAAAAATTTTTAGTAGGAGAATTATTGATTAAACAAATCATTGATTTAACTAACAACATTATACCTTATTCACAAATATACAAAACTTTATATATCAATATGCCGTTATTTGAAAATAATTATTTTGAAAAAAAAATAAATTGTGATTCAGAAGATGAATACAATCCTGAAATTTTAGTTAAATTATTTGGAAAAAATAAAAAATATAAAAGAATAAATCTGTTTGACTTTGCAGCTTTTAGAACTGAATATCAAAAAAACAATCAATCTTTTGTGTTCAAAGAGGAAGATTTTAAAAAAATAAGAAATGAATTTATAAATAGTTTCTTACATGTTACTCACGATGCTGATAACGAAATGGCTGTTTATACACAAACAGAAAAAATAAATAATTTCATGTCTATGAAATTAGATCCAGCACATTTGGAAGACCCAGAAGGTACGATTCAGAAATTTATCAAAAAACAAAAAATGATGATGAAACGGGTTAAAACGAGATCAGAATATTTTATATTTACAGGAAAAAATTTTTCTTGTTTAATGGAACCAAATGACAGGACAAGAATATTTTTCATATATCAGAAAAATTCAATTTATCTTTATTATGATTATTCATTATCTGGAATAAACCTAGATTACTTTAAAATAAACTTTGTAATTAAAAATTTGAAAAATTATTATCCTTTAACATTTTTAGCATCTTTTCAAGAACCCTATGAAGGAGGTTATGAAGGTTTTCACGAAAATGCCGGAAAATTTTCTTTTACTTCATTAATTATTGAACTGATAACGATGATAAAAACTATGGCTTCAGTTATAACAAGTGAATTGATTAAAATTAAAAACATAGCTAAAGTGTATAGTTATGGAATAAATTATTTGTTCACAGCAGATTTTAGTGATTCCTTTTTTCCGCACAATGATACAAAAAAAATATTCCAGGACTGCATTATATCAATGAATTTCATGAGAGTTAACAATTGGTTTTATGAAAAAAACGAACATTTTTGTTATATATTTTCATGGGATGTGGAATCATTAACTTATATACTAAGACTATCTTGTAAACATGGTCTCAACAGTGAAGCCAAAACATTTTTAAGAGAGTTTAAACAAAAAATACATGATAGAATGAATAAATATTGTTCTGGCAATTATGAGCTTGAAAAATTGTGGAAATATAATAATCCAGATTTATCAGAAGCTGCAGGAGCAAAATTTTCGAATATGTTAAATAGATTTATAAATTACATAGACGATGATGTTATAGAAAACATACCAGAGCAAATGAGAGTGAAATTAACGGTCATTGAAGAACTATTATTTCCAAAGGACTGTAATTCCATACATAACGAAGAAGACTTAATAAAGGTATCTTTAAATAAACAATTTTCAAAAATGAATGATTCAATTGGTTCCAACATTAGTAATTTTGATATTGATTCCAATGTGATTGAAAATCAAAGGAAATTAATAGTTGTGGCCAATGCAGGTTTTGGAAAAACAACATTCATTAAAAATAATACTGATTTACTAATAGCAGACATAGATGATTTTAATAATCCATTACAATTTTTACCATTTTCACATGCCGTAAATCCACCCCAAATTTTTGAACAATTTACTGTGCAAGAATATTTAAAAATTTTAGATAATCTAATATATGGATCAAAATTTAAGATTATTTTTGTTCCAGCGTTTACAATAATATCTGAAAAAATTCTCCATGATGAAAATATACACATTTATGTTATGAATGATGAAAATCCTTATTTTGAACGAGGATATGAATGCATGAGAAATGAAAACATAATTAAAGATTTTGAAAAAACCAAACAATTATTGATAGATCAAAAAATCAAACATATTAAGAAAAGATTTAAAACATTTAAATTGAATAAAAATTACAATTATTATTTGAATGTTAAAAAAAAAACAGAAGAACAAAGTGTAAAAAAATACTATAAAAACAAAACTTTATTATTAAGAATTAGTGTGGAATATTTTATGAATTACACAAACAATGCTTTGTTTAACAAAAAATTAGTGAATTCATTAAATACTGAACAAACCATTTTGGATATATTATTCTATGAAAACGTAGAATCCTGTGAAGAAATTATTTATAGCAAAATTTGTAAAATGATGTATAGAATAAATGAAGGTGATTACAATGATTCTAAAATAACTGTTGGTTATTTAAATTATGAACCATCTTTATCTAGACCAGGCAATTTTGGACAATACACAAGCACGACAAGAGCTTTTACACAAAAACTATTATTGAGAGAAAATTTAAGGAAATATAAAATGACTCATGATATTCAATTGAATTATTTTAAAAAATCTTATTTTAATAAAGAAAGTGAAGAACTTATTAAAATGTATAATTCAAGGAAAATGTGTATAAATACAAGATTAATAGAACAATGGTTAATAGGAAGAAAAACCAAAAGAATAAATAATAGTATTGATAAATTATTAAATCAAGATAGAGATTTCATTATTAATAGGATTAACATATATGAAAAACAGGAAAACATAACTAAAGGTGATTTATTTCATAATTATAATGATATATTAAATAGATTGGTTTTATGGAACCCTTACAGCATGACAGCTTTGTTTGCTCCTTTTTTCAGTATGCTCAAAAACAGATTTAAACATTTACTTAAATCAAATGTAATATATGCTGAAGGATATGATTTGAATGAAATAAATAAAAAAATAAATTCTTATAAAATGAGCAAAAATTACGTATATTTTGAAAGTGATTTGAGTAAACAAGATAGACAAACTGATCAACATTCATTAGAATTTGAAAAAAGTATATACACAGACATGCTAGGAGGTTCTGAAGATATTGTTAATTATTATTTTAGACAACATGAAAACACATATGTAAGCACAAAATATTTTAAAACTTTTTTACCACCAATGCGACACACAGGTCAAACAACAGTTGGTTTTGGTAACATAATTAATAACATGAGAACATACTCCAAATTTTTTAGTGAAAAAAACTTTACATTTATAATGCTTTTGGGTGATGACTTATTGAGTGTTATGGAAAAATCAACTCAAGAAGAAATCAATAATTTAAGCACACATACTCAAGTTTATCATAACATGAAAAGCACATATAGATTAGATACCAACGCAGGGATCTTTTGTCAATTAATATGCAGTCATGATATTTTTGGAAATTTTCTTTTGGTTCCAAATGTAATAAGATTAGAAGATAGATTGCGCAGTTTTTATAAAATTAATATTGATGTAAATGATCAAATGAAAGCTAAAATTATCAATTTCACATGGATGATAGGCAATAATGAAGAAATTGAAAATATATGTAAAAAACATAATGTGTTGCCACCAGATTATAGAATATATGACAAACAAACAATATTAATGTTCAATGACAGATATCATAAAATCGGTATAGATAAAATAGAACAAATATATAACAATATGATATACATATTTAACAATCCAGATTTGAAAACTGTTGATTTTTTCATTTATAAATAAAAAACTAATTTAACTTAGAATGGAGAGAGAAGGG